ACCGGATGGCCGCGCGCTCCCCCAGGTGCCGTACTCTCGGGCGCGCAACGCTTTTCTTCGCATGCGCTGTCTTCCAATCATGTTGCGTCTGACGGGCCTAGATATTTTCAACAACTTGGTCGCTAAGTTGTTGCCCCGTCTATAAAGGAAAAGCGGGCTGGGCCAACGTCTTTAACTCAAAATGCCTAAGCGCGATCTCCCATGGCGCCCTTACGCGAAAATATCCAAGGTGAGCCGCAATGCGAATTACTCGCCCCGTACAAGAGTTGGCCCAATTGTCGACAAGGCCGCTGAATGGGTGAACAGGCCCATGTATAGGAAGCCCAGGATCTATCGGACGGTGAGAACCCCCGATGTGCCCAGGGGATGTGAAGGGCCTTGTAAGGTCCAGTCCTATGAACAGCGCCACGACATCTCGCACGTGGGCAAGGTCATGTGTATATCCGACGTGACACGTGGTAATGGCATTACCCATCGTGTTGGTAAGCGTTTTTGTGTTAAGTCTGTGTATATCCTAGGGAAGATCGGGAAAATTTGGATGGATGAGAACATCAAGCTCAAGAACCACACGAACAGCGTCATGTTCTGGTTGGTCAGGGACCGTAGACCGTATGGAACGCCGATGGATTTCGGTCAGGTGTTCAACATGTTCGACAACGAGCCCAGTACCGCTACGGTTAAGAACGATCTACGTGATCGTTACCAGGTCATGCATCGGTTCCATGCTAAGGTCACGGGTGGACAGTATGCCAGCAACGAGCAGGCGATTGTGAGGCGGTTTTGGAAGGTCAACAACCACGTGGTCTACAACCACCAGGAGGCTGGCAAGTACGAGAACCACACGGAGAACGCCCTGTTATTGTATATGGCATGTACTCATGCCTCTAATCCTGTATATGCAACTCTGAAGATACGAATCTATTTTTATGATTCGGTCATGAATTAATAAATTTTGAATTTTATTGAGTGATTTTCCAGTACATGATTTACATATGGTCTGTCTGTCGCGAAACGAACAGCTCTAATTACATTGTTAATGGAAATCACGCCTAATTGATCTAAGTACATGTTAACTAAGTGCCTAAACCTAAGCAAATATGTCGTTCCAGAAGCTGTCGTCGATGTCGTCCAGACTTGGAAGTTCAGGTAAGCCTTGTGGAGATCCAACGCTCTCCTGAGGTTGTGGTTGAACCGTATCTGGATGTGGTATATTCGTGTCCTGGTGTATGGAAGGTCCTCTACGTTGTATATCTTGAAATACAGGGGATTTTCTATCTCCCAGATATACGCGCCATTCTCCGCCTGATGTGCAGTGATGGGTTCCCCGGTGCGTGAATCCATGTCCCCGGCAGTCTATGTGGAAGTATATGGAGCACCCGCACTCTAGATCAATGCGTCTCCTCCTGATGGCCCTCCTCTCTGGCTTGCCTGTGTGCCTTCTTGATAGAGGGGGGCTGGAGGGGACGAGCCGCATCTGTCCCCAAAATTCCTGAGTGATGAGTTTTCCTCTTTGTCTAGGAAATCTTTATAGCTGGCACCCTCACCAGGATTGCATAGCACGATTGCTGGGATCCCGCCTTTAATTTGAACTGGCTTTCCGTATTTGCAGTTTGACTGCCAGTCTTTTTGTGACCCCAGCAATTCTTTCCAGTGCTTTAGCTTTAGATAGTGCGGTGCGACGTCATCAATTACGTTATACTCCACTTCGTTCGAGTAGACCCGGTGATTGAAGTCTAGGTGACCAGAGAGATAGTTATGTGGGCCTAACGCACGTGCCCACATTGTCTTACTGCAGGCCCACATTGTCTTCCCGGTCCTTGAATCACCTTCGACGATGATACTCATAGGTCTCTCCGGCCGCGCAGCGGAACCCCTTCCAAAATACTCATCGGCCCACTCTTGCATTTCTTCCGGGACGTTAGTGAGCGAGGAGAGTTGAAACGGAGGGACCCACGGTTCCGGAGCCTTTTGAAAGATCCTTTGTGCATTTGCGACGAGGTTATGATGTTGGAGGAAGAAATGTTGAGGCTGCTCTTCTTTTATTATTTGTAGAGCCTCTTCTGCAGAAGAGGCATTTAACGCCTTGGCATACGTGTCGTTAGCCGATTGGCAGCCTCCTCTAGCACTTCTTCCGTCGACCTGGAACTCTCCCCATTCCAGTGTATCTCCGTCCTTGTCGATGTAGGACTTGACGTCGGAGCTCGATTTAGCTCCCTGAACGTTCGGATGGAAATGTGCTGACCGAGATGGGGAGACCAAGTCGAAGAATCTGTAATTCGTGCAGACGTACTTGCCTTCGAATTGGACAAGCACGTGGAGATGAGGCTCCCCATTCTCATGAAGCTCTCTGCATATCTTGATGAACTTCTTGTTTACTGGTGTGTCTAGGTTTTGTAATTGGGAAAGTGCCTCCTCTTTGCTAAGAGAGCACTGTGGATAAGTGAGAAAATAATTTCTTGACTGAACTCTAAATTTCTTAACCGATGGCATTTTTGTAATAATAGGGGGGGTCTCCAATTGAGTTCTCTCAAAACTTGCTCATGCCAATTGGAGACCGGAGTACCTTATATACTAGAACCCTCAATAGAACTCTCAATCTCGTTCGCACACGTGGCGGCCATCCGCTATAATATT